AATCTGGCAACCGCGATCCCTCGATCCGCGAAGTGCAGCACGGCGATACCCGCATCAGCTATGTGTCGCCGTCATTTGCCGCCGGCGCATCGGGCCAGCATCTCACCGCCTCGATAACCGATCTCATTCGGCCCTATCGGCGCATGTACGTCGCATGATCGATTATAATGCACTCCTCTATGATCCGGTTTACGCCGAACTCGGCGTGTCGGCGATGCTCACGACAACGGCGGGTGTGTTCGATATCACCGTGATCGACGACACTCGAGCAAAAGCGCAGACGAGCAATTCCGTAGAAGTCCGCAGCGTCGGGCCAGGCGCCTTTGCCCGCGTGCCCGAATTGACCAGCAAAGGCATCGATCGGGCAGATTACACGAATAGCATGCTCTCATTTAATAAGCGTATGTGGGTCGTGCGCTCTTTTGAATTACGCGGTAGTCCGAATGGCGAGGATTTCGGCGAAGTGCGGTTCCTATTGAGATCCAGTGATGCTTGACGTTCGCGAGAATATTCTTGCACGATTAGTCGCCATCGTCGCCACGATGCCGAGCATCAAAGAAGTTTTCCGCAACAATGTTGATTTGACAGAAGATCAATTGCCTGCGGCGGCTGTGCTCGATGGCGACGAAGAAACCAATGATCATACCGACGCATCGATGCGGCCGGCCAACCGGCCGACTCTGGCGACGATGACGCCCGAGATCATTATTTTCAAAATTGCCCCGCAAGTTGGTCCCGATATCAGCACGCTACGGCGCGAGCTCGTCAAGGCCGTTCTTTACGATACCCAATTGAACGAGCAGATCGTCAAGACCGGACGCTTCGGCAATGGTGCGATCCGTTATCTCGGATGCCAAACCGATCTCGGATGGGAGCGCTCGATGTTCGGGGCACTCAAAGCAAACTTCCTATTCAAGTATGTGCTGCGGCCGAATGATCTCTAGAAAGGAGAGCTGTCATGGATGAGCTTGAAGTCACCCCGCTTACGGTTTCAATGCCAAATGTCAACAACTATCACATCGGAAAAGGAGTTGTTTCCTTCAAAGAAACTGGCCAATCGAGCTATGTCGATCTCGGCAATTCGCCGTCGTTTCTTTACACGCCAACCACGACCAAAAAAGAACACTTTTCATCGCGTCAAGGTATCAAGACCAAGGATTTCACGGCGATCACGGAAGTCGGCGCAACCATCAAATTTGTGCTCGATGAAATCACGGGCACGAATCTGTCATTTTTCGCGCTCGCGACCGTGACCCCTGGCACTAATCTCGTTACGCTTAGTGGTCTGACAAAGACCGTTTTTACCGGTGATATCCAGGTCGTCGGTACTAATGCGGTCGGTCAACAGGTCGATTTTACTGCCACGGTCTCATTCGTTCCATCTGGTGATTTCAGATTCATCACCGATACGGATGATTTCTCGACCATCGAGATCGAGGCCGAAGTGCAGAAAGCCGGCGATGGTTCCTTCGGAAAATGGACAATCAGAGAACAAGGTACGGCGGGGCCGCCTACTCTCAGCGCCGTGACGCCGAGCAGTGGTGTAGCAGCCGGGGGCACCGCGGTTACTCTCACAGGAACAGCTTTTACAGGTTCGACGGGTGTTACCTTTGCCGGCACTGCGGCTACCGGATTTACGGTTGTGAGCGCAACTCAGATCAATTGTGTAACGCCAGCGCACGCAACCGGTGCGGCCACCGTTGTCGTCTTAAATCCGAATGGCAACGCCACGCTTACATCTGGATTCACTTACATCTAAAGTGAGGACAACATGGCGGATCTTCTCGATATCGCGCCTTCGACTGCCGTCGAGGTCGTCAAGATTGATGGCCAGCGGATTGTCGTGCGCGGATTACACGGTGATGCCATTGCATCGATCGTGGCACGTTTTCCCGAGCTCGGGCTTCTACTCGGCGGCACCAATATGGGGCCACGATTGATCGAGCGTTTCGGCGCTGCGATCGGGCCGATCATTGCTGCGGGCTGCGGCCATCTCGGCGATGAAAAATATGAACAGCATGCCGCAACATTGCTCGTCGAATATCAATTGCTATTAGTTAAAGCGATTATTCGGTTGACCTTCCCAAACGGATTAACCGCCTTCGTCGAAATGGTGACGGCACTCCTGCCGGGAGCGGGCGAAGCGGAAAAACCCGTCAAAGTGCGCTTGCGGAAATCGCCCTCGGCATCACCGCCCTCATCCGACGCGGATTCCCTCCCGATTATGCAATGACATTGACGCCGCGGCAGATCGCGGCCTATCTCGAATTCAATGGCGAACTCGACCGCATCGAGCGGGCCGATGCGCTGGCGATCGCCGCCATCGGCACGCAAGGCGACGAGAAGACGATCAAGCAAACACTCAAGCAACTCAGCGGTTGAAAAATGGCGACGCCAAAATTCAAGATCACGGTAGATCAACCGGCTTGGCTCAAGATGATCCGCGACAAGCAGCGCCCGGTAGCTAGCGCAGCAGTCAACGCTTTGCAGGAAGCCGCTGGCGATTCCGTTGATGAAGGGCGGCGTCAAATTGCTGCTTCCGGTCGTTTTGCCGAAGCATTGCCAGCAGTAGAAAAAAAGAGGCCGGGCTGGCAATCGGGTTTGCGATTTCGGATGCAAGATGCGGAAACAGGCGGCGAACCGTCATTGCAAGCCAAAGCTATTATTTTTCACAAAGTAGGTCTAGCCGGCGTTTTCGAGCACGGCGCGACTATCCAAGGCCATCCCTTGCTCTGGATACCAATAGCGCCGGAACTACGTGGTATACCCGCTAGTCGTTCGGGCAAAAAATTGGTTTCTGCTACCATTCGAGGTAAACCAGTCCTGTTCGATGCCGGCGATCCCGATCGTCATCGCAAACCGCTCTATGTCGGCGTGCCGTCGGTTCGCATCCCGAAGAAATGGCGAATAACTGAAATCGTCAAGGAACACGCCAAGCAGCTCGGAATGCTGTTCCTCAAACACTTCAAAGACAACTAAACATGGTCGAGAAAATTTCCATAGCCATCGCCCTCGAGGGTGGCAAGGAAGTCGAGCAGCAGCTCGCGGATATCGGCACGGCTGGGCAAAAAGCTTTTGGTGACATTAGTAAATCGGCGGAACAGGTCGGCGGCTTTAAGAACCTCAAGCCGGAAGATATATCGGCGAAGCTTGAGGAGATGGGCGTCACCGGCGTTGATGCTATCAATAAGATTCAGCAAGCCGTGAAATCGGCTAGTCGATTCGAAAGCATCGTGCAGGGTGTGGCGGCGGTCGAGAATGGCTTTTTGGCTGTGGCGAAAGCTGCCGCTATAGTTGGCGCCGCTGTGGTTGCTGCTGGTGTGGCGCTGTCGCGCTATACTTCCGAAGCTGCCAAAGTTAACGAACAATTACGGCCTCTCGCCGATATCTCTGGTAAGTCTATAGAGTCGATATCGGCGATGCAGATTGCATTTGCCCAAGGCGGAACGTCTGCACAGCAATTTGCCAAGGAATTCACTGATCTTCAAGTCAAGGTGGCGCAAGCATCGGCCACGATGGACGAGGATGTCAAACAGTCGTCGCTGCGCGTCGCTGAGGCACAAAACAATCTTTTTAAATCATATCAAGCGACCGCAGATGCTGTGGCGTCAATCGCGGAAGCAGAAGATAGGGCTTCAGAAGGAAGAACGCGGCGCGCCCTAGAACGTAATCAAGAAGGCATGACTAGCGAGCGCGCGCAACTGTCGCTGGCACAGGCGCAGCTCAAGTTACAAGAACAAATCTCTGGCAAGAAAGACCCTGCACAGGAAAAGCGCCTCGCCGATGCCGCCGCATTACTTCAAGTGCGAGAGGCAGAACAACGCATTCAAGCCTTAGCCGAAGAACGAGCGCTGCGGGAGGCACAACGCCGACGCGACGCTGCGCAGGAAGAGGAAAGGATAACGAAAGCGCGTCAAGCCGCTATTGATGCTCAGCTCGAACAAGAAAAAAGGGCACAGCAATTGCGGGTGGCGCAAGCCAATGACTTGGGCAAAATCATCGATCTCTATGGGCAGCTGGCCCAAGGTGAGAAGGTGGCATTTGATCCACTGACGACCGCAGCCACAAAAACCCAGGCTCTTTATGCGGCACTTGCAAAGGCGACTGAAGGAGGCCAGAGTTTAGATGAAGCGCTCGCCGATATCGTCAAGAATGCGAGCGCGCTCGAACGCTTCCAAATCGCCAAGGCACTTGGACTCGATCCCAAGACTCTCAATACGCTTGCGGAGGGTGCCGATACACTACGAGCGAACAAAGAGGCCGTTGAGACATTAGGTCTCGCGCTGACTCAAGTCGATTCGACAAACCTAAAAGCCTTCACTGATAGTTGGTCGAAGCTCGGCGCGACCGCAGTGGCGGCATTGGAGAAAGTTGGTGCGGCGCTAGCCCCGGTCGGGACCGCAATTGCTCAGACGCTCGAAAAGGTCATTGAAGCCTTCGTGGGGATGAGCGATCCGCTCGAGAATACCAAGCGGGAGTTTGCTGCCATCGCCGACGCAGCGACAACAGCGTGGGGCTATGTCGTCGAGGCGATAAACGGGGCCAGTCAGGCCATTGGTGATTTTGTCTCCGCATTATCCAATATTGGATGGGACGTTATTAGCGCGGGCATAGACTGGTGGAATAGCCTCAGCGACGCAATCACCAGTACTATCGAGAAGCTCAAGGAATTTCTCGGGCTGCAGCCACAGCAACAGGGCGCATTCAGCGAGGCGGGCGGCATCCAAGCGGGCGGCGCTGCTGCCGGTGGGCTCATTCGTGGCAGCGGCACCGGCACATCGGATAGCAATCTCGCCTGGGTTTCGCGCGGCGAGCACATCATGCCGGCACGGGCGGTGGCACAGCCTGGCATGCTGGCGTTCCTTGAGGCGCTGCGGAGAAGCGGCGGCAACCTCTCGCGCGTGCTCGACGGCATGGGGCGCTTTGCGCTCGGCGGGCTGGTGCCGCGGTCGGCACTGGCCTACGCCGCTGGCGGGCTCGTCGGCGGCATGAGCAACGTCAGTATTCATTTCCCCGGCCTGCCGGCGATCGGTGGACTGCGCGCCTCGACCGAGGTCGTCGGCGAATTGCAAAGAGCTGCGGCGCTGGCGCAGGTTCGTTCCGGCGGCCGCAAGCCGAGCCGGTATTCCTGATGCCGCTGACGATTTCCCCGCCCTATACCTTGCTCGCGATCGACGGCATCGATTTTAGTGACTATGCCGTGCGCGGCATCACCATGACGCTCGAGCCGATCGACCAGGCCAAAAACTTGGCGCGCGACTGTCGCGGCGCTCTGGTCGACATTTCGGTTTCACAATTCCGCATGTTCAAGGTTTCAATCACCTGCACCGATCATGAGGCGCCTAATCTGATCAACATTTGGCCGGGCTCGGACATCACCATCACTTGCATCCCCGAGCTCGGGCTCGGCGACGCGCTGGTCATTCTCGCCAAGGT